TCCACTTTGGTAACTTATCAAATGATGTTTCTTGTAGGCCTTTCACTTGTTCATCGATTTTGGCCAAAGCCAGTATTTCTTGCAGTTTCTCCGTTGTCATAACTCAATTTGTTTTTACTCTTCATCAATTTCGTCTTCAGTTTTCAATATATCATAAGACTGACATTTACAGTTAACGTGCCATTTATAGGTAAAATCATAATCCTTTGGATACTTGCCTTGTAAGTCTATACAAGAAATGCCACCCATATCATCCATAGGATTGTGATTTGGACTGACTTTTATTTCAATTCCCACAACAAATTCCTGTTGTTTTCTTTTTTCAAGATTAGATGCCTCGTAAGAAAAGTTTATTTCATTCCTGACCAATCGAACAGCATTTTTATAACTACTTCTGGAAATCCCACGGCCAGGATGATAAATTTTTGCTGCTTTGGAAAGTCTCAAACGACCAGCTTTTTTTAAGTCAGAAACTTGCTTTAATAATTTATCGATTTCAGACTGGGAGGCTTTTGCTTCTTTTAATTTCTTGATTTCTTTTAATACTTTGTTGATTTCTTGCTGATTTTCCCTTACTCTACGAAATAACTTTTCTGGCTCATTCAAAAATGATTTTATTTCTGTTGCAATATCAGATGCACTTTTGCCAGAACCGATACCCAATTCCAGGCCTAGTTCTAATTGTTGTTTAAATGGTTGTGTTAGCTTCCAAACACGTTCTGAAAGGTTTAATCCAGCTTCTTTTCTTCTTAGAAACTGTAAACGGGCACCTGAATTACCTGATAATATCTTATTTCTTAATGCTGCTGGGACTTTTTCCAGTGTTTCTTTGCCATATAATTTATTGGCTAATTCATTCATTTTTTCTGTGGCTCTGTCCCATTCGGTTTGAATACCTAAAACTGTAGTCCCATAAATTCGTGAATATAGCTGTTTTAACAGCTTATCAACTTTTTTTGATAGGATTGGATTGTTTCGGAAAAAGAATTCACCCTGTACATTTAAAGTAGCGTTTTCTGCTAATATGGAAACCTCTTTGATACACTCCAGATAGGCTTTTCTTATTTCCTGGGTGTATTTGTCCAAAGATTTAGAGTGTAAAAAATCATATTTATTTGGAATGGCCATCAGTTTTCTATTCCTAAAGATTTCAATTGATTTCTTTCTTTTGTTATTTCAAAGTCATAGGCCAAACATTCATAGCCAGAATCAGCAAGCCAATAAATAATACAACCGGGCCTAACTGTGAACCCGGTTATTAAATAAGCTTGCTGATTTACATCTGTGTGAAAATAGACTATATCACCAAAATTGTATTTAGTTTCTATTTTCATATTAAGATTGTTTGTAAAATAGATTCTTAATACTTTTTATAATCATTTCACCTGGTAATGTTTCACATTCGATTATATGATTAATAATATCTAAATTACCTTTGTCAATAGCCTGTAAAATTGTTTGTATTTTTACCAAATCAGATTTATATTCAGCTTTTCCTGGTATAGTCAATATACCCTTACTTGTTTCTACTATTTTCATATTATATTAATTGATTGCTTTGTGTGTTCTGTTCTTCCTGTATCTTCAAAACCTCTTCATCAACGTCATCAACTTCATCAAGTATTCTGACTTTAGTATTCAATGACATTGCCCCACCTGCTGTATTAACATACTCAGCATTTTCCTTTGTATTTTTGATTGAATAAGGTTTTATAACGCTTCTCACTTGAATATTGGCAAAGTCTTCAGCAAATTGTGGGAAAATGACTTTTGCAAACTCTTTTACAATTTCGATTTCAGCATAAAAGAGCTTTTCCCATTCACCCCCTAAATCCCTGGCCTTTGATTTTGCATCTGAAAACAAAAGTTCTTTATTCTCAGCACTTGTATTGGAATTTATCAGGTTTGCAAATGATATGTCTGGCATTTGGACTTGTTCAAAGAACGCATTTCGTAATCTTTGAAATCTATTTGTTAAACTCTCACCAGCTCCAGGCCATGTAACATCATTCATGGCTCCACCTTTACCGAGTCTTATAATCCTACGAGAATCGTCTGATTTTTCCTCTGTGGTTCCTGGTTTTCCCCCGGTAGTATCTCCATAATCCAAAGTAAACGTAGGGGCTGAATTTCGTTTGATATACATTCCATCATATGATTCCATTTCCTCCATTTGCTCCACTAGGTTTGTCCCATCATCACCCCCCCAAACAGGTTCAGAAATATTTGCGTAAATAACTGGAAAAATTGTCAGTACTTGTTTATCTATAATTTCCCAACCTTTTTCACCTTTTTGATATTTGATTGCTTGTATTGATGGTGCTGCTGTATAAGTCACCATAAACTCAATATCAGATGAACTTGTCCAGGCTATTGATAAAACAAGCAATTCACCATTATCATCTGTGATTGGATATAGAGAATAACCATCAATTTCAGCATATGATTTATGAGATAATTTTTTTGTTATTGGTATCTCATTAATAATATCCGGTCTGTCATAAGTCCACCAGACTGTAGCCACTTGACAGGAAGCATTCAACATTTTGCCCCGTTCAACATTTTCTGAATCGATAAAGTTTCTCATTCTATAAAGTTCTTCCAAGATATCAGCAGCCTGGGCTTGTGTTTTAGAATCTTTATTAAATGAGTAAACCCTCTGAACGGGGGTTGCAAACATCATTTGAGCTATACGGGAAACTGCAAGCTTTTGAAGGGCAAATGCAGTTCTTTTAAAATCATCCTGTTGATTTTCGTTCATCTTTATTGGATAAACATTTGTGTCCCATATTTTATGTTGCTTTGGGTCATATTGTTTTACCAAATCGGTCCACTTTGGTAACTTATCAAATGATGTTTCTTGTAGGCCTTTCACTTGTTCATCGATTTTGGCCAAAGCCAGTATTTCTTGCAGTTTCTCCGTTGTCATAACTCAATTTGTTTTTACTCT